GCGTCGAAATGAAAACGCCAGCTCAACGCCAGGCCGAACGCCGTGCCCGCATCAAGGCCACCGACATGGCCGAGGTTCGCGGGATCTTTGCGCCACCCGAGCAGCACGCCGCTATTCGCGCCCAGGTGTTTCGCATGCAGGTTCTCGCCGCCAGGAACCCGCTCGACAAAACCTTTTCCTGATCCGCCAAGGGTCCAGGCTTTCCTTCCTGGGGACAACACGGGGACCCGCCGCAACCCCCTTGTGGGGTGCCCGTAGGGCGGTGGGGCAGGGGTATGGGGCAGCAGGCCCCATGTCAACCTATGACCGCCACTGGCCCCCACTTCAACGCCACATTCGGCACCCTCGCGCTGTGCTAGTCTCCAGTTTCGGTCACGTTACCACGTGTGAGAACAAGGTATTACTTTTGAGTGTTACCGCGGTTGTCATGTACTAATCCCAACTAGTTACACGGGCAGGGTTGCTGTAATGCCTTTTGGTGGAAATAACTTTACACTTCTATACATCGTGGAACATGAAACCAGCCACTCCCATAGGGAGAACCCGGTTGACAGGCTAAAAAGTTGGGCCGCGTTTGCTCCACTTGAAACGACGGTGGCGATTGTCACTAGCGAAGCTTTTCCCAGCACCTCTAACAGGCGTTCACCTTTGGCCGTCCCTTCGTGTTTTGCGCACGTGGCACGAGCTAGCCACGCCGCCGCGTCTAGGCCCGCGATCCCTGCAATTAGCGCCTGATCCTCGGGCGTGGCGGTGCGCTTTCCATGCCGCCACGCGCTCACGTGGCCCCGAGGTACCCCCAGCATTTTTGCAAGCTGGTAATCGCTTCCGGCTATCGCCTTGGCTGCGTCGATCAATTCATTAAGGGTTTCTACGTGTTTCATGCGTGTCCAAATCTGGTAAAGTCCAAACCGTCACCAAAAGTGGTGATTAGTACTTGTAAGTATCCCAAAATGAATGTACGCCCTAGTCCAAGCAGTCACAACAGAAACCGTGCGTTTCTGGTAGGGGATTCCACCCCTTCCGCCAACAGTGTTGTAAGGCTTCACAACGCGTCCAACCACACCAGTTGGCTGCATATCTCTTTGTTCATCGAGAACATGCCAAAGCGCCAGGCGCAGCCTCTGGAGGGCGCAAGCCCGAGGGGCCCCGCTTGCGGGGATACGGGCGCGGCGCAAGCCACCCCCGTTGGTAATCACGGGGAGATCAATCCGGAGACTGCACAGTGACCCGAGCGAGGAAGTCCGATCTCGTGATTGATGGTCACGAAGTGGCCTTGCGTTTGAAGGCTGAACGCCTCTATACCCGGTCGGTCGTTCATGTGGATTGGGTGCGCTTCACCTGCCGCTTGAAAAACGCTCCTTTGCCCACGGCTGACGACCTTTTTCCGCTGCCAGGTCACACCTGGTCAAGCTCCATGCTGGAACGCATCGCCAAGACGCTGCGCGAGTTGCCAGATCCTGATTTCGCCGTGAGTGTCCAGGCAAAGACGCTGGCCGATCAGGCATGCGAAGCCCTCGGTCCCGACTTCCACGTTTTCCCCGAGATCCGCAAGGGTCACGACTTTTACCGCTTCCGCTGGTCCATCGTTCGCAACGATGTTGAGTGCGGTTGGGTCGGCTTCCTCGCCAGCGGGGAAAGTCCTCGCCAGCAGGCCCAGGCCGAAACTATGCATTGCAACATCTACGGCACCGGCTGCACCTTCGCAAAGCCCGGTTTTAACCACCGCCTGGCCGAGCTGGTTCGGTCAACGTCTGCCGTCTTAACGCGTGTGGATCTCGCCCTTGATTTCTTCGATGGCCTGTCTGGTGGCATGGAACGCGTGCGCGAGGACTACATGAACGGCCTCATGGACAACCGGGGGCGTCGTCCTTCGTGCAACCAGGTGGGCGACTGGTGCAACGGTCGTGCCCGCTCGTTCTACACCGGCAGCAAGGAAGCCGGAAAGCAGACCAACGTCTATGAAAAGGGTCACCAGTTGTTCGGCCCTCTCGACCCCTCCAAGTGGATGCGTGCCGAGGTCCGTTGGGGCAACAAGTTGCGCGTTCTCGATGCCAACGTGTTGAACTTTCCAACCGACTTTTTTGCAGGCGCAAGCGATTGGCACGCCTCACTCGTTCGTGAGGCTGATGCCCTTTGCAAGCCCGAAAAGATCAAGACCACGCCACGCCTGGCCGCGGAAACCATCCTGGCCGAGGTGTCACGAAACATCCGCTGGATTCGCAACACTGCCGCGCCTTCGCTGGCTCTTGCGTTTCAGTACCTGGGCACTGATTCATTCATGGAATTGGTGGAGCACCAGAAGCTGCCGGGCCGCTTGCAAAAGTTCATTCCACGCGAAGTCGCAAGCGCCTACACCAACGCCTTCAAACGCCTTTCAGGCTCCGGGACTGGCCGTCTCGGACTACAGCCTTACTCGGCCGCAACGTAACAGGAAACCAAGATCATGCGCATGAAAAACCAGGCCGTTCTGCACGGCATCAAATCCAGCAAGGGCGACTTTGAAGGCCGGGGTTATGACTCCACCACCTTCCACCTGGCGGTGGATATGGGCGAGTCCAGCAACGGCGAAAGCATCGGCACTGTCACCCGTCCATTCAAGTTCGGCAAGTCCGATGAGTTCCAGAAATGGGCGCACCTGAAATCGTCCTGGCCCCTCGGTGGCATCACGTGCGATTGCGAATTTGATGTTGTGGCCGGTTCGGACAACAGCACGAAGTTGACCCTCCTGGCCATCCAGCCTACCGCTGCCCGCAAGGCCGCTTGATGCGCTACGTGATCCAGTCCGGCACCACCGGCCAATTCCTGGCCCCGTCTTTCGAAGACGGTCAGCCGGAGTGGGTCATGTTGCTCCAGCAGGCCGGAGTCGTTGAAGACCTGGAGTCCTGCGCCCAACTCATCGAAGACCACACCGAGGTCTTCCACCGTCCCCAGGTCGTTGACCTGGACCAACTCCACCGGGAAACAGCATGACTGAAGACGATAGCCCGAAGATGTTTTGTGGCTCCTGCGGTTCCATCTTTGGAATGCTGGATCTCGAAGACTTCGACGATGTTCGCTGCCCTGAATGCAACTCGCAAGACGTTGCTGATATGGCCGAGTGATGAACCTTGTTACCTGCCTCACGGTGACCGTTCCTTGCCCTCCTGGTGATCAGTCCGTGTTGTCGCTCAGCGATGCACTCGACCCCGTATCGCTTGGCGTCACGCCCGAGCTTGTGGCCGCAGTGTTCGGCTGGGGTTTCGGCTCTGTGCTTGGCCTGTATTTCATCGGCTACGGCCTGGCCTGCGCCCTGCTCATGGTCCGAAAAATCTGAGGGGTATTCCCTCGACCGCTGCCAGGTCGGTTTACCTGGTGAAAATGTGAAAGTTTGAAATGAACAAAATCCGCAACTTTGGTGCTGCAACCCTCGCAACCCTCGCCGCTGCCGCAGCTCACGCCCAGGCCGTCAGCCCTCTGGAAACCATGCTTGACGAGGTGGACTTGACCGGCCTGTCGGTCAAGATCATCGCCGTTGGCCTGCTCGTGGTCGGCATTGCCCTGGCTTTCAAAGGCCCGGATCTGGCAAAGCGCGTGATCCGCAAGGTCTGAGCCATGTTGGTCGGTGCACTCATGGTTCTTTTCTGGATCCTCGTGGCCCTGCTTGGTGCCATGGGTGCACTCGTCTTTGTCATCGCCATCGGAAGGGCCAACACATGAGCCACAATCGTTTTCTGGCTCTCGCGCTGGTCCTGCCCTTCGGCTTCGCGTTTGCGCAGTCTGTGGCCCCGTCCACGCCAGGCCCAACGGCTTTCCCAGTGTCCACGGTGCGAAACATCAGCACCATTGGCCCAACGACGGTCAGTCCTGCCAATGTCGGTCGTTATGCCTTCGCTAATGCGATCGGTGGCAACGTGGTTGCCGACGCTGCAACCGGACTCCCTCTTCCTGACGGTCGGACCTCGCCCGTCAATGTCACCTCCACCATTCCAAAAGCCTCCGTAGCGTCTGCCCTCGGTCGATTTGCGCGCAAGGCGTTGCCGATTCTTTCTACCGGCATTGCCCTTTACGACCTTGCCGAGGAGCTTGGCTATAAGGCGTCCACCACCGGTGGACCTGTTGTGTTTGAGAAGCAGGACATGAGCGTAGAGCCTTCTTCCGGCACTTACTATCGCGCGGCAAACGGTCCCTATGTCGGCAGTGCCTGGACGGCTCCCCAGGCTTGCAAAATCGCTATTGCCTCCGGCGGCGGTGTGTATACCGGCTACCTGCCAGCAGAGTCGCGCTGCACCGGCACCAAGGGTGGTTTTCCGTTCGGTGCCAACGTCGGCCCTCATCCATCGGGCAATCCATACCCTTGTCCTGTTGGTCAGTTTTCCAACGGAACCTCTTGCTCCACCACTCGTCCCGTGGTGCCCTCCACGCCCGCACAGTTCGAAGCAGACATAGCCGCTAAAAGCGACTGGCAACCCTCTTCCGCTCTCGCACGAAGTCTCGTCGATGCCATCAAGGCCGGCGAGCTGGTGCAGGCTCAACCGCAGACCGTCACTGGCCCCGCTTCGACACCTGGTGCTTCCAGCACGACAACCGATGCGGTCAACGGCACCACGACCACCACGACCAACACCTTCAACCACGTTTATGACGGTGCCAAGGTCACCACCACGCTGACCACCACCAACCTCACTATCAACACCAGCACCGGTGCTGTCGTCAGCAACACCACCACCACGGCCAGCCCGGTGATGCCCGAGGCCGACCCCGACGATGAAGACGGAACACCAACCGATACCGCGCTGCCTGGTCAGCCGGATCTGTACGACCCCGAATATCCCGAGGGTTTGAAAGGTGTCTGGAACGCCAAGAAGGCTCAACTCCAGGACGTTCCCTTGCTTAACCTCCTGGGAGATCTCATGCCCACTGTCTCAGGCTCTGGCACGTGTCCGTCTTGGCCGTTGGACCTGGATCTCTATATCGTGGATTACGGCGTGCACCTGGTACAGGTTCCCTGCTGGATATGGGATTTCGGCAAAGTCGTGATTATTTGCTCAGCATTGTTGCTGTCCCGTCGTCTAATTTTCGGGGGTTGAAATGGTCGCTGGTTTCACTCTGCTCTTAAAGAAGCTTGCCGACATTCTGAAATGGATTTCGGATCTGTTCATTGCTGTATTCGTCGCGCTTTTCGACCTGGTTAAAGATGGGTTCTCCTGGCTGTTTGAACAGATGCTGGAGATCGTTATCGATGCCCTGGAAGGAATCGACGTATCCGGTATTTCTGCCGCTGGCGGTTGGGGCGATCTGCCCGCCGAGGTGTTGAACATCCTCGCGCTGTTGGGTGTCGCCCAGGCGGTGTCAATCATCATTGCATCCATCGGCATTCGCCTTGTGCTGCAAATCATTCCATTCGTTAGGCTCGGGTCATGATCAACGGCATTGAAGGCATTCCAGGCTCGGGCAAATCCTATGAGGCTGTTGCATTTCACGTGCTTCCAGCATTGCAGGCCGGGCGCCTGGTCATTACGAATCTGCCCCTCCTGGTCAAGATGCTCGTTGCCGTCAATCCCGGTTACGCCGATCTGATCGAACTCCGCACCAAGGCGCAGCCTGTGCTGGGCACCTGGGATGCGTCCCGTTTGGATGAAGACGGCAACGGCGAGGCTTTCCAGTTGTTCCCCGATGGCTACGACTTCGCCAGGCATTTGGAAGTGCGCACCAAGGGGGAAGCCCTCCAGTTGTTCAGCGAGGGCCGTGTTTACGTGTTCCCGGCCACCGTAGCGCCCTTTTCCCAGGTGTGGGACTACTACACCACCTGGAAGCACCCCAAGACCGGCCAGGGTCCGCTTTTCATCATTGATGAGGTGCACGTCCCGCTCCCTCGCCAGAAGGCTGACGAACAGGTGCGCGAGTGGTTCTCGTTGCACCGTCACTTCAATGCCGACGTGCTGCTCATGTCTCAGCGCTTCCGCAAGATCCACCCGGATATTTCCGAGTTGTGCGCCATGCTGGTTCGCTGCCGCAAGGCCGACATTCTTGGTCGTTCTGGCTCCTACATTCGCAAGGTCCATGCAGGCTATCCAGGCGCGGTGATCAGCACCGAGGAACGCAAGTACAAGCCCGAGATCTTCGGCCTCTACAAAAGCCACACACAAGGCAATTCTGTCGCGGAGGCGGGGGCCAGCGACGTTAAACCGCTCACCGTGCAATTCCGCCGCGTCACCTGGTTGGTGTGGCTCATTGCTGCCTCTTTCTGCGTGTACGCCTTCTGGCCCAAATCGAAACCCGAACCCAAGCCAGTTGACACCTCCTGGCTCAAGGATCTCCCGCCAGGTCCACCACGTGAAACCTTCGCACCTGGTGACATTCGCCCTGCAACCGTTTCACCATCTGCACCAGTTGCAAGTGCAAAGCCAATTGATTCCGGCGTGCCTGGTACGCCTGATCCCTTTGAAGGGAAAACCATTCACCTCACCGGGTGGATGAAATTCGGATCTCGCCAGGTCTATACCTTCACGATTGCTGACGCTGGGCGGCGCATCTTTGATTTGCAGTTGGCCGACCTGGCGCGCTCGGGCTATTCGTTTCAGCCCTTGGGTGAGTGCGCGGGTCTGCTGGTGTTCGATGGCAAGTCCAGGCCGGTGACGTGTGACGCTCCCGTGCTGGCCGTTGCATCGCCCTCTACGCCCATCGTTGTCTCTCAGACCACCGGGCGACGTTCTGACGATTCGATCAACCCTTCCAGGTCGCCCAACCTTTGACCCGCTGAACGGTAGCTATTAGCAGACCAAAGGTATTGACGTGACGCGTCACGGTGATACAATAGAGGCATCAACACAAGGTGCCCACATGACACAAATCGACCTCTTCGCTCCTGTTCTGCACACACTTCACCCGCCTCACTTCACTGGCAGGCCGGAGTGCATGCATCATTGCCGTGCTGAGTTCACGTTTGATTGGCACGATTTCGGCGGTCCTATCGATGCCCCTATCACCATCGCTTGCGGCTCTGTCTCGACTGGTGAGCTTCGCGACGGTCGTATTCCTGCGTTTGATTTCGAGTTCCGTGCAGGGTGGTGCAAATGAGCGCGCTTGAGGTGTGCGGCTGGCTTGTTTGGACGTGGTTTTGGTCCTACACAATTTTTATGTTGCTTCGATCTGCTGCAAGGGCGTCGAAATGAAAACGCCAGCTCAACGCCAGGCCGAACGCCGTGCCCGCATCAAGGCCACCGACATGGCCGAGGTTCGCGGGATCTTTGCGCCACCCGAGCAGCACGCCGCTATTCGCGCCC